CCCTCTTTACTCCGTTCGACCCGCTTAAAATCAAATGCGATGGTTTCAACTTTTTGGACGATTCGGATCTTTATGATCAGAATCCACTCCCTGTGATGAAACAATTGATATATGATGTAAACGGATGGAGACAGACTGTGATGAATGAGTGTGTTGACGATATAGATGAAAATCTCTTTTGCTGTGAGGCAATAGGATTATTCGAACCTGGGAAGATCCGTATGATTTCCAAGGGCCCTGGAAGGGCGTATACAGCGTTACAACCTCTTCAAGGTGAACTATTATCTATGTGGAAAAGGATTAAGTGGAGTATTATGTTTGATGACCTAACCATAAAGGTAAATGAACTTGTTCGCCCTGAGTTTCACGATTTTTATTGGTTTTCGGCAGATTACGAGGCTGCTACCGATCTATTAAAACGTGAAGTCACAATTCGACTACTCGAAAAACATTTCACTCATCCCCTTTACCCAATCGCGTTGGCGACACTGGGCTCCATTACTATGAAGTATCCGAAAGTTTCGATTGCATTAGATGCAAAGGAACCTAAGAAGAAAACTACTTTGATGGAGAGCTTCGACGTTAAGTCGACAGCTGGACAGTTGATGGGTCATCCCCTTTCATTCCCCTTGTTATGCGTTAGTAACCTTGCGGTTTTGCTAATCACAATAGATGAGTGGGTTTTGGAAGGGACATGGAAGAGTTTCCATGAACGTAAAGTAGTGTCTCGACTAATTGTCGATACAGCTATTATTAACGGAGATGACTTGTTGTACCGCGGTCCAAAGGAAATTGGTGCGATGTTTTCCAAGAATTCGTTGGCATTTGGTCTCAAACCTTCACAAGGTAAGAACTATTGCTCACCGGATACTTGTCAGATAAATTCCCAACTTTTCCAGATGAGGAAGGGCACGATGGTCAAGTTTAATTACTTGAACACACGTTTCCTTCGTAAATCATCGGAGTTGAACACGGGTGTTGCAATGGCAAAGGCCATCAACCCTATGTTATTGGATGTTCCATGGACACGTGTCCTGGTTCCTGACTTGATGTCGAAGTTCTCGAAACCATATGAAAAACTCCAGTTCCAACCCAATTGGTATCTTCCAATCCACCTAGGTGGTTTTGGACTCAACCCGTTGGTCTCTGATAAACCCGTCGAAGTGACGCATAACCAGAGATTAATGGCAACATACTTTTTACATAACCCAAAGTTACAGTGGGCAGTTGTAAATAACCAGAAGTATACTGGGCAAAAAGCATTAGATGCTCTCTTCGGAAAGTTGGTTTTAAATCCAACGATGATGAAAGAGTCAGAATTTCTCTTTTACGGACTTGATAAGCCTGTGAAAGATCGTGATCCTGAGAATGTGCCAGAACAGTATATGGAAATGGTAGAATGTGATGTTGATGAATGGGGTATCCTACTTGCATATGTTGCAAGGATATCCCAGAACTTTACTGAGGGCTTAGGCGATCCGATTCTTCGTATTGCCCTACAGAGGAAGGAGCAG